CTCCAGTTAGCTTGCTGAATACTCGTATCAAGCTCACGCAGCGCTTTGCTGTAAGTATCGTACTCTTTCGTGACATCTTTCAGCGTCACACGGCTCACCTGTAGCTTCACCTCGTCAATCTCGTCAGAGATTTTAGTACGCTGAGTCTTCGTTTCAAACAAGCCTTGCTCACCATTCACTTTTAGTGGTTCGAGCTGTTTGACCTTTGCTTCTAGGTGCTTTCGTAACACCAATGCTTCTGCTAATTTCATATTCTTCCTCCCTTATGGGTCGCTTGTTACACAACCCTCCTATTAGTTTGTAAATATGAGTATACTCATAGTCTAAGAATTGTCAAGTTTTCTGTGGTGGTGCAATTTATCTCTCAGAATATACATATCGTTACATACTTCGTATTTTATGTATGACATATAGACTACAAATATATAAAGAAAGGGGACACGGGGGGTAGTTTGCAGGTATGACGTTTTGATGGTCTCCCTCCCAAGCAATCAAGCAGACCATGCATGCATACTATGTAATGATCAAGCACACATGCATAGACACCACATATAGCGCCCACATATCAGCATGCAGACAGGCCAACAGCTAACACCTTACAGCGCGTCGTACATTATATCTTTTGCGACCTATATTATAACATCATTTGATGTCTAAATAGCGGGTTTATACCGAAACAGCCTAGTGATGTACCCCTGTTATACAGCCCTTGACAGGTTTACAAGTCTTTTGGTGGTTCCTCTCCATCACCTGTTAAATTGATGTTTACCCTGACGACCTCTGTATGTTGCTCTATTTTCTGCGTAGCCTTGCCGAATATCTTATCGTGAACGTGAAAAGCAGCATTTAACGCAATTTCTCTCTGTCTCGGCCTCTCTGCTCGTCCCCAGTCTTGCATAACTCCTATCATAACCCCTTCAGCCAGATCAGCATGCTGTTGCAACGCCATCACTATATTAGGTTTTCTTAAGTTTTCTGTTGCAATAACTCCAGCGGTGTTCCTCTCCTTAACTGCGTATACCTTACTAGCTGCTTCTGTAGCACTCTGTTTTGGATTGTTTACCAATTCATCGACAAATGCCTTCTGTTTGCGTGTTAGCTTCTGTTGCTTCTTAAACTGTCCTGTATCATTACGCGGTGCTACGTCTGCTTTTATACTCTGCTCGATGTACTTCTTTTTAATATCCTTCATATACAGTAATAATACCTCTTTACCTGTGCAAATACGACCATAGGGAGTTGTTTTGGCTAGCTTACGACAGCTGCAGCGTTCGCTCGTAACAACATGAGACTATCCAAGCCCCCAGCATCAGTGAGATTATGGAAGCATAAGCGCATACTTGCTTAATATATATACAGCGCTTCTTGTGGCGCGATGGTGCGCGAGTCAATAACTGCTAGGCCTCTGACATTCATCTCCTCTATTGTGACACCTTCCGGGCCAATGGCCGTAACTAGTGCAACGTGGCCCCAACCGCTACCAGGAAACCAAGCCACTGAGTTTATGCGCGGTACTGTTGACGTTATATAACCTTGTTGCCTTGCATTAGCTAGCCAGTCAATCGCATTTCCCCAAGTATCAGGTATAGCGAGTTTACTAGCTACAAATTGCGTACAGTTGCCGTAGTCATAATCATTGCTGTATATTCTCTCGCTTGTGACTGTTGGCGCTTGCTGCGTTGTTGCTGCCTGGATCTTCGGCGCTATTAGTGAAACAGCCGTAATGCTTGGCGGTGGTGTTAGTGGTGTTTTGAGTTGTAATTGTGATGCGATCAGTAATGTTAGTAACATAATCCGGGCGCTGTGTTGTCGTGGTATCAGGCTAGCGCCGTTTGTGTCCTTGTATAACTACGCTATTATCTCATGCTATTAGTAGACTAATGATATTGTAATATAGTCTACAAGCTTATCTGTTAATGCTTGAATATCAATAGTTTTATACTGTTAGCTATTGACAATTTAAGACTTGGCGCGTATAGTTCCAAGTAGCTTAAAAGCAACGAGCCGAAACAAAATAAGACGCTCAACTTGCACAATAAGGCACGACAACAATGGCAAGCCCGGCGCCACAAGTCCGGGCAACAAGTTTATCAATAAATCATAGAAAGGCTATAAAGCTATGACACACTACCCAATAACAGCGGAACAGATCCGCGAGAAGCTACAAACCCGAATAACCGAAAATGAGGCAGAATTGCAAGCGCTCAAAGGTGTAAAAATTGACACCAAGCACAAAACACTCAGCAACCGCGCAGTATCCGGAGAAGGCGCACGCATTGGTAACTACTTAGACATCAATAAGGCGCTGTTTGTTAGCTACGCCATCAAGTACCAAGACGGCCACACACGATACGCCAGCCGAGACAACAGAGACAGCGACACGCTTGTCCGACCGTCCGACTAACCCCAACACTCAAGGCAAGCACCTTAACAACTCAGTAGGTAGCAGTAACCGTAAAGACTGTAAGGACTTAGGACAGTTTCGAAACGCTAAGGACGAAGAGTACAGATTGTCACTATTAATCAAGGAGACAATCATGGATAAGTTAGTAAAAAAGCACCTGTTTTTCGTTAGCAAGGGTCTTAACTGGGAAGGTATGCCGGAGGAGCGCAAGCTACAGAAGGTACAAGCCTATGTTTTGGGGGTAGACAAGCCCACAAATAAGCGCCAAGACCTTGCAAGGAAGTTACACTACTTGAAAATGCACGATGGCATCACTCCTAATTCAGAGGAGTTGCTAGAACTTGCAATAGGCGTAACGCTTAACTAACACCGCCAGCTTAATGCTGGCAATCTGTACTCTATAAAAGATAGATGATGGCTAGGTAGTAAATAATTAGGGGGTTGACCCCAAGGAGATAGCCATGAGTTTACAAGAAGTTAAGCAGTTAGGGGCGGGCGATTTGGTAGGCTTTGCCGGCATACTGGCAACCACAAGCCGGCAGGGTAAGTTTGTCAAGCTGGTCAGTGAATATCTAGCAGTGATAGATTATGGCGACCACGCTGAACAAAACCACATCACAAACCTATTTGCACTATAGATAGCAGTTTATCTGCTACCTAAGCATCATCTATCAACTGATAGTCATATCGGTGGTTTTAGCAGGGGTGGAGTAGGATGCTTCGCCCTACAACCAGAGAATAAGACAAGGAGCAAATTATGGAATACAATCAAGAAATAATGGACATGTTAGATGAACAAACAAACTTCGGAGAATAGTATCGGGGATATGTTCAGAGAAACAGACAAGGTAATTAAGGACTTTTACACCTACCTAGACTCTATTTTTGATAAAGGAAAGTGTAAAAACTGTGGTAATGACTCAGACAGCGAGTTCTGCTCATTAGCCTGTGCTTGGGCATACAGAGAAGATAATGAGTAAATGTAGTCACGAAGGTCATAAAGCAACAGTGTGGGGCAAGGTGTGGTGTACTTTTTGCGGAGAAATACTATGAGTAAAGATGGTGGTTGGTGGCGGCAGGATAGCCTGTAAGAACTAGGTTTAAGGGCTTAGAACCAGACTGAGGTGTAATGACTTCAAGAGGGTCTAAGAAAGACACTCACACGCTTACGAAATAATCCAACTAGATTTCATTAGTCTAGCCATTGTGGGTTGAAAAAGTCACAGGCCGCCTCCATTTGCCATCTTAACCAGCCAACAAGTCTAGAATCACCAATTATGGCTATCAATTAGATGTTTTTACAGGGGTGAGTGTGTTCGCTACGCTCACTAAAGACATTGTGTGCAGCCGTCTGTCGAGAGTGGCGTATTCCATACCGGCAGACGATTGTTCGCAAGAGCAATACAATATCAAAATAACAGAAGGGTTGGGCATGAAAAAGCTTAATCGTTGGGTAATGGTAGGGGTGGTTTTGGTGGTACTTAGTGCCATTACTACACCGTTACTTGGTCAGTACATGAACCAGTTTATAGACTGGGCGTTTACTGAAGTGTATAGGGTTGGGGCGTTTATAGCCCTTGTAACCTGTGTATACGTTGTAGCTGGTGCTGCATACTACTTAGGTAGTCAAAACGCTGTACGAGTCCCCAAAAAGGCTCAGAAGCGTGGTAAAAGAGACGGCATGAAGTTTGAATTGACTAACTAGTGTGATGGGAGTGAGGGAGGTGTTTTATGATAGATAAACTCGTATGGTTCAGTCCACAGATAGTGTTTTATATGGGGTGTGTGTTTGTTTTGGTTATAGTGGGGTTTTGTTTGGGGTTGGTTATTAAGATTGTGAGGAGATAATTATGAATAAGGTGTTGGGGGCGAAAGTCCAAGAAATTATAGAGCAGTTCGAGATACCAGAGGAGTTTCACCACGCTATTTGGGAAGCCTACAGTGCCGGTGCAGACTATGGATTTTTCAAGGCTATCGGTAGCCGTTCACCTGACGTACCGGAGAGTACTCCCCCCAAAGAAATGCGTAAGAGGGTAGGGCTGGAATGAGTATAGTAATCAACGACCAAGAGTATTGCTGTAGGGACTGTTATATTTCTGAGCAGTCTTGTGATAAGAAGTGTTGTAATGACTAACGTAAGAAAGGATGGATTAGATGGGAGATAAACAAGAGTTTTTAGATTTAGTAGAGCAAGGAGTGCGAGATTACCTGCTTCAAAACGTGAACATTCGCCCAGAAACTAGCGTTAGCCAAGCTTCACGCCCTGTGTTTACAAACTTCGAGCTAGATAAGTTTGCGGGAGAAATTACTAAGAATATCTCAAAACTATTGCCAAAGGACAAACTATGAACCGTGACACTAATTTTAGAAAGAAGGTTGAGAATGGTTAAAGATATGGATGGGGTAGATTATAGGCAAGTTGCTAAGGAGTTGGGTATTAGGTTTAGGATTGGTAAGTATGGGGTGCAGTTTGGCAGACCTGTTGTACCCACGCCAATTAAACGACCTCTGCTACCCCGATTACGAATAATCCCCTTGGACGGTTGGATAACTGACCCTAAAGAAGTTGAAAGAATAATGCGAGAAAGAGGACTAGAACTATGAACAAAGATAATCCCTGGGCAGATGCTAATGATTACAATTTCGGTAAGTTTACTGTTTGGGTGTTGAAGGCAGACTCAGATGCACCAGTAAGGTTTTACACAGAGTTACACCACGATAACAGTTACTGGGGTTCGATGGGTAGCCAAATGCCCACCGCATTACTAGCTGCTGTTCAGACACTTTTGAAAAGGAATCGTATATGAAGGACTTGTCTAATGGTGTATCTGGTGGGGGTCTTTCAGACGGAGGAAAAGACAATGGGTGATATGGCTGATAGTTTTGTAAGGCGTGAGAGCAAGTTTGACCGTGAGTCAAGGCAGTCCGAACAGTTGTTTAAGAAACTGAGTTGGAAGTTGCATAGTCTGAACGGGGTTGAAGTATACATGCACAGAGATTGGGAAGATATGATGGTAGTCCACAGCGACACCAAACAGCCTATATGTGTAATAACTGTTATGGACGGCGAAATAGATGTGTCATCACTAGATGGGGAGGAGCAGTTAGGCTATCCTAGTGATGTTAGCGAGTGCAGAGAACTGGTTAAAAGTCTGAGCAAAGCGAAGACCCCCAAAGGAAAGGTAGGGCTGGAATGAGTGAACCAAGAACAATGCAAAGCTATGTTGATGAGATAGCCAACGACCCAAGAGAGATAGCCATAAACATCAGGATTGAGGACTAGCCCTATGGTAACTAATGAGGAGGGTGTCTCCGACGGGGACAAGACAGCGAGAGATTTTACGAGAGATAGAGCTAAGAACGTCAGAGCTGCCGATTGGCGACAGGATGGGCTATGGATTTTAGTATTGTCGAATGGTGGCAGGAACTTCTGTGCCTATATCGGTATACCTGTTGACCATCCGTTAGCTGGTTTTGATTACGAATTGTTGCCAGTAACTTGTAATGGTGGATTGACATTTGCTGGCGAGGGTGACGGAGAGTACAGACCAGAGGGATATTACTGGTATGGCTGGGATTACGCACATTCTGGAGATTTCAATTGGTGGGGTGATAACGAACAGCCTAGAGCAGACGAAAAGGATTGGACACTCAAAGAGATTAAAGATGACGCTTGGAGTGCCATCTACGACATGGGTAAACTGAAAACTCTAGCTGAACGAATATACTCAAAGACAAAGGAGCTAACGTGAGCGACATCGAACCCCCAAAGAACCAAACTAAATACTTATTAGATAAGGAGGAGAAGTGATGTTTAAGAACAGAATACGAAAGTGGTTAGAAGTGCCTGAAAAGGTTGAGTCACCCGAAATATCAAAAGAGATACGGGATACCATGAGTAAATTACAGAGTGAGTTAGACTTCTGGAAAGGGTGGTTCAGGAGCCGAACACCCACCAAGAAATGTACTAAATGCAAGCAGGAGATAGACTTGTGGCCGTTCAACGCTACAGTAGCATATTACATTAAAGGTAATCGAGTTACTCACCAAACTTGCCCAGAGACTATTAGTAATGGGATATGAGGTAATAGACGCATGAAATATACGAGTGCAGACGAGAAAGAGCTAATCCGGCAGAACGTACACAAGTTCGTGAATGATGGCCAGAAGTTGAACCTACAGAGTTATATACGGTTGATGAGCTGGCTTGACGGCCAGACCTATGCAGAAATAGCGAAAGAGGAAGGAGTCAGTGATTCGGCAGTCGCGTTCAGCGTCAAGCGCAGCGTGGAAGCAATCAAAATATGGTTGACAATATAATTACCTAATGCTTATAATAAGCGCATAACGTAAGTGGTTATACCACAGAAAGGCACGACACATGAATACTAATGTCCCAGACTGGGACCCGGACGAGGACGAACCAGAGCGAGAAGAGCCAGTTGAGAGGCTTGTTAGTGAAGTGGAGCTGGAAGAGATAGTCGGCAGAGGTGCTGGCGACCCAGATTGGAACGGATACCCTGGAGAACCAGAATGAGCGAGGGTATTTTCAAAGTAGGCGATAGGGTGCAAGTAGTAGTCCCTGGTGAGTACGAAGAACTGCTGCTGATGGGCGAACGACCACAAACTGTCACCGTGACTCAAGCAGATTTTATAGGGTTTGCACCAAACACAGATGCCCCCTACCACGAAGGACGATTTATATTATTTCAAGAGAAGAAAGGTACGACAATGAAACGAGCTAAAAGAAGCCCTAACGTAGATGAAGCAATATTCAAACAGCTAAAGTTATTGACTGATATGGTGAAGAGCAACACAACACTAGCTCTAGCTACAGGACGCGGAGTAGCAGTCATAGGCCGGGTACGCCGAGCCAAGGACTACGAGGAGTACAAGCAGATTGTAGCGCCAAAACCGAAAGTAGCCGAGATTGTAGAAGTGCCAGACGTTACTAAGGTAGTTGTCAGTACGATGGGGCCACGCATTGTAGCCAGTATCACCCAGATAGCAGTCTACAGTCAACCAGATGGCGACAAGATTATCGGACTTGGGGCCGATAACCGAGTCTACAAGTGGACTGCAGAGGGCTGGAAAGACCTGTAAAATGGACGACCTGAACATATCACAGTACATGTATGATTGGGGCAGGGATCTTCCACCCAAGATATACAAGAAAATCAGTCCGAGCAGCATCGGGGGTTGTCAGCGCAAGCATTGGTATAGCCTGAAGGGTGCGCCAATAACGACACCAACCAATCCGGGCCAGATACTCAACATGCAGACGGGTTTCATGTGGGAGAAAATCATCACCGAGAGTTTACAACACGCTCAGATACCATTCATTAGTCAGTGGAAGATGAGTAGCAAAAAATACAACATGGAAGGAACACTTGACTATGGGATATTACGCGGAGGTGAGCTTGAAATCTGGGACAGCAAAACAGAGAGTTCGCTTGCCAAAAAGTACCGTAATGGCAGTTACCTCAATAGTCACGAAGAGTACGTTGACCAGCTCAACTGCTACGCATATATGGCGCGTGAAGCTGGATTTACCGTCACAAGAGGTGGTTTTGTGGTCGTCCGGCGTGATGACTCCTTCATTGAAAACTTCCCCTTTGTCTTTGACGAGATAAGAATAGCGAAAACGATGGCCAAAGTAGCCAAGCTACAGAAGAACTTGGAAGATAATACGTTACCTCCGTGTGATGGCAAGTATTGTCAGATTGGACTCTGTGAGTATGGCAATCCAGAAACACGCAAGGAAAACGCTAAGGGCAAGCTCATTAACAGCTCTTGTTGTGGTACACCCCAAGAAATTAAGAAATGGTATGAATGGAGGGTTGAAAATGAAAACACTTCCGTTGCGTAATAGAGCCAAGGAAGTGGTAGCCTACGCCCTAGTAGATGACGCTGACTATGATTTGGTGGGTGCGTACACCTGGTGTCGTGGTACCAATGGCTATGCTCAAACCGGTGGGAGTCATAGTAGATTACAGCGGATGCACGTTGTAATTATGGGGCGCAAAGAGGGCTATGAGATTGACCACATTAACAGAGATAAACTCGATAATCGGAGAGCCAACTTGCGTTTCGTCACTAGAAGCCAAAATAACTTAAATAGGAAGGAAGGTACTGGAGTGTTTTACCATGCAAGAATAAAGAGATACTGGGCATATGGTAATGTGAATGGTAAAAGGACTAGTCTAGGATACTTTACTACTTACCAAGAGGCGCTAAACGCTCGGAAACAATGGTCAGACTTGGCGGTTGGCGTATGAGCGACTACAAGGCCAAGCAGAAAGAGTACCGCGAGCTATCCCAACCAGTAAGGAACAGCAAGTTGAGTAAACCACCGAGCCAACGGCTGCAAAGACGGCGTAAACTGGTAGACCCGATGTTTACCAAGCCAAACCGAGAGAAGAACCCTCACGTAGTCAATGACTACACCGAGCAACGGGAAGACACCAAGCCACCAGCTAATCTGTCAAACTATGTGAGGAATCAATATCGTAAAAAGTATCGAAAGGAGATACATGAAACTAAATGATTTTGTATATGTGGTATCGCGCGAGAAAGCCCCAGTTGATAAACATCCCTTTTATGTGATAAAAGAGGGCGAAATCGGGTCAATTGTGGAAGAAAAAGGGTCTAGTAAATCCTTGGCGTTTAGCAATATAGACAGGGCTAATGGCGTGGTTTTCGTTGAGGAAGATACCTTTAGGACTGAAGAAGAAGCGAAGGCTGAGATAGAGAAGCGTATAAAAAGTGAACTAGTAGAACTCGAAACCTCACTACGCACCCCCGAAGTAGAAGAAACTATATAATTTTAAGGAGTTAAAATATGCCAAAAGCAACAGTAGTAAGGATAACTAACCACGAGAAACGTACTGGAATCGGTAAGACTGGCCAGCCTTGGACAATCAAGGAGTTAGAAGTCGAGAAAGAAGATGGTAGTATCGTCAAAGCTGATACGTTTGAAACAGTCGCAGATGGGGACATCGGAGAGATTGAGTCTAACAGCTACACCGGCAAAGACGGCAAGGAATATCACAGCTGGACGTTCAAACTGCCCCGTAAAACGAGTTTTGGGGCTAAACCTGCACAAAGCGAGGACGTACTATTCGCCGTCAGAATGGTCTACAGAGCCGTACAGGAGGTAAACGATAAATTGGATACTTTGATGGCTGTTGAGTCAGAAGTACCGCCAGCAGTAAAAATTGCTGCCAGTGAACCGATTGACGATAACGAAACTAACAATGAGCCATTGCCAGAGGAACCTGGTGATATTGAAGAGTTTATGAAAGGAACAAACTAATGAGTGGCACGAAACAAGGCGGCTTGAACGCTGCTAAAACGAATAAAGCAAAGTACGGTGACGACTTCTACGCGAAGATCGGCGGTAAGGGCGGCACGAAGGGTCATACTGGTGGCTTCTGGTATGCCAAGTATGTTAAGAAAGATGAATATTTCGCCCGTGAAGCTGGTAAAAAGGGTGGGAAGATAAGCAGACGCGGTAAGAAAGTAAAATAATGTTGCTACTTCAGATTGCAATAATTGGGTTACTACTTTACATAATCTGGCTTTTGGGTCATATTCATGGACATATGCAGTACATTGAAGCACTCATGGAAGATACAAACGAAAACATGTGGGAAAAAGATGGCGACTCTACCAGTACCAAAGGAGAGTGAAGAACACCGCAACTTGGTGGCCTACCTACAGATTAAGCGATTGAAGTTTACGCATGTGGCTAACGAAACAGGCATGAGCCGGACAAAGGGTGGGGCGTGGCGAGGAGTCCAGAACAAGCGTAATGGTGTAAGCCCTGGCTTCCCAGACTTCCTCATCATCGTAGACAATCAGCTCATCGCTATAGAACTAAAACGACAAAAGGGGTCAAAGACCTCACCAGAACAGATTGAATGGCATGACGCTTTGAATGAAGCTGGCATACCAACCTATATATGTAAAGGCTTTGATGCGGCCAGAGAGGTTATTGAGGCGCATTTGGTATACTAATACCTGACCACTGTATTTGACTCTTTGTCGTGCCGGTACAGTGGTCGCCATATCTTATGAAACTATACAAAGTAAAAACTGGCTTCCATACGGAAACCAGCATTATCAGATACGAACTATACTACGAGCGTGTACCGCTTAAACTGTTGGTACGTTTGAAACGGGGGCGACTGGCTGAGAAGGTGTTACCACACTAGGGGTAAACAGCTTCTCAATTACTTTTAGCCCGGCCATGATACCAAGCAATATTGCACCTCTCTGGTCAGTTGAGCTGACGAGTATTGCTGCACCGTAAGCTGATATACCAGCGAAGATTACATTCTTTACGACTGAAACCCACTGTTGTTTACTGATTGCTGAGATTGATAGTGACATGATTTATCCTTTGTTCCATTTCGAGGCATTTCTCGCGAAGTTTGCCCTTTTCTTTAATGTTGGTGATGCGTTTGGATTGCTCAGAACCGAGCTAGCAGCCTGTTGGACTGATTCTCCCTTGCTATTAGCATAGGCCGTAAACTTGCCTTTATTCTGTGGCTTGATGTGAATACCAGAGTAGCCTGGCGTATGCTGGCTACCAGATTGATGTAGATGCGAAACACCCATAATATCTCCTAGATGACGTGCAACGCCCTGAGTACGATTATGAATACTACTACTAAGATACCGATGACGAGTGCGCGTTCGACTGTCATATTAACCTAAACGTCCACCACTAAGAGGGTGAGCTGGGCCTTTGCCACCGAGTTTGCCGTTGCCGGACTTTGCACCAGCGCGTCCACCGCTTTCGGGGTGGCCTGGAGCCATGCCTGGGCGAAGAGCTTTGTTGGACTCAGCGCTGACTGCACCGACTTTTGGTGCTTTGTTAGCGCCGCTAGTTGGTGCTGGGCGACTACCCATAGGTGTACTGATAACCTTTGAGTCTGGTGCGCCAGAGTTATTCTGAAGCGTGTTAGCTTCAGCTGCGTGTTGATGTAAGTGATTGACTCCCATAATATATTCCTTTCGTTATTTTAGACTAATGCGCCATAGCTAGCGGCTGCTGAGTAAGCAGGGTTAGCGATTATTGCTTGTACGTTAGAACCGATTGTAGCGGCCGTCCAGCTCAGGTGAGATGCGGCAGCTGTAGAAGCGATTGAGAAGCCACTTGCAGCCTTGATAGCAGTAACTACGAGGGTGGTAGCACCCTTAGCACCGGCAGTTACCATCGGATGAGCGATTGTGCCAGTTGAGTAGGTTGAGCCAGCACCAGTAGTACCGTTGATAGCAGACTTCGTGTTGTCAAGTGAAGCAGATGCGGATGCACCAATCTTTATTTGGTTGGCTACAGGGTCAACACCACTCGTAAAGTTTACCCCGGTAGCAGTCAGGGTTACAGCCGTTGGTATCATAGTGAACTTGTTACCAAAGACACCAGGCTTGATTGCAGTAATGACAGTAGCGTGAGAGCTAACAGCAGCAGCCGTAACATCGGGGTTGACGATGGTACCAGTAGCGTAGTCAGTACCGATAGTACCAGCAGCCGTGATTGCACTAACAAGGTTTGTCAAGCTAAGGTCAGCTGTAGCACCGATATTTACATCGTAAGGGCGAACAATCGTTGTCTTAAAGCGGTATGTCAGGTTGTTGATTGTAACCGTGTCACCATCAGATACGTTGGTGTTGTTAGAAGTTAGCGTGTTAGTAGCGACTACTTCAGTCAGGGTTGTCTTGTAGGTGTAAGTAACTGGGCCGATAGTGATAGTATCAGCATCAGAGTTGTTGGTTGCGTCAGAGGTCAGTGTAGTGTTAGCCAGCGTACCAGCGACAGTCGCTTGGTTCAGTTCGTTGTAGATGACTCGCTGTTCAAGTTGTGAGTCATTTGCATAGTTAGCAGGGTCGATTCCTACGACTCTTGCTCGGATATTCAATTCTTTTCGTGATGACATTGTTTTTTACCTTTTCTGTTTTATTTTTAGGTACTTCTGTATGAAGTATACTACTAATCTATTTTAGACCAAAGAATGACTTTAACCAAGATATTAGCTTTTCTATCCAAGACTGAGCTGGAGTGGGGAGCGTAGTGGGTAATTGTGGGTCAGGGGTGGGAGCTGTAGGAAGTGGTGCTGGAGGTTCGGGAGGTGTCACCACCGGCGGAGTAACAGGAGGGTCAACAGGTGCCGGTGGTGCTGGGATTGGGTCTACTGGTGGCTTGGGGTCTGGTACAGGAGCCGGAGCTGGTGCGGGTGGTTGTGGAACGGGAGCTGGAGGAGGAGTCGGTGCAGGGGCGGCAGCATGGTAGCCATACTTCTTGAGCTGGTCAACCGTACCGAAAAAAGCGTCAGTATCTACACCGCCAACGATAGGCCCTTGCTGGGCTACCTGAGCGTACTTAACTGGGAGGGTGTCATTGAATCCGAATGAAGGGGCAGCACACCAGTAACCACAAGTGCTGAATACTGGCGACCAGTCGTGGGCGTTAGCAGTAGACATATTCATGTATACAAGAGGCCATACACCGATTTTATCGTGGACACGATTGACGAAAGCGTGACACCAACCTACAGGGTCAGGGTGTCCAACTTCCCAGTCGAGAGCGTAAACATCATTTTCAGCAAGGGGAGCCATTGTGCGTAAAAAGAAGTCGGCCTCAGCGATAGGGTCAGTACCACCAGCAAACCAGTAACCGATAGGTACTTTGCCAGCAGCTACAGCGTGACCGTAGTTGGTATTGGCTTTGGAGTCCATATACATACCAGCATCACCACCACCCATCTTGATAGCGATAGCGGGGTTAGGGTCAGCCCCCATGTTGTAGTCACCTTGCCACTGTGAGATGTCACGGAATAATATCATTTCTTTCCCTTCTGTATTACTTGCTTCTGAACGTGCATCGTTTCAACCGTTTGGTCGTGATGCGTGTTTACTGCCTTAACTATATCCCCCGTGTTTTTAATTACAAGTTCTGCGAGGTGTCCGTTGCGTTGCTTGGCTTCGTCAGCGCCCCTAATAGTAGCGACTGCGATGTCTTTGTTGGAGTCAGCTACCTTGTCCATGCTTTTGTTCAGCCCCTTGAATGTCTTGATGAGTTCATTACGTTCTTTTCTGTCAGCTTTGGCAGCTTCTTCAGCAGCTTTATCTCGCCTAGCTGAAGTCCTGAGCATGATGGCAGCAGTTGAAAACGTACCAGCTACAAACAGTCCGAAGATTGATAGTACAGCAGGAGTGTCATTCTGTGATGCTGAGGATATTAAGTCTGCGAGTATCATATAGTTTCTCTTATAGGTAGGCACAGTCGGCGTAAATGTCTGCGAAGGTATCGCTTGCTTCTATCCCTGCGCTTGTTGTTGCGCCGAAGGTATACATCACATAGGTATTAGCTGAACTTATGTTTACTGCCGCCTCAACACCCATCACCACAACAGTATTAGCTGCTGCTGGGGACTGTATGCGTATCATTAGTGGAGTAGAAGCCATAGCTGCTGCTGTTGTAGAACCCGTTAGTGAGGTAGGCGAAACAGTGAACCAGACAGTCGTTGTAGTCCCGTTAAAGTAGGTTGCGTGTTGTCCAACTGTCCATGCACCGATAGGTATAACTAACTGGAAACCCCCCGACTGGAACGCACCGTAGGTTGCATTACTAGTTGTAGCCCACGCAGTATGCCCGAGGCTAGATAGGACCCGCCACTTATCTTTAGTAGACGGAAAACCGTACGGTACTTTCTGTGTACTATAAGAAACCGCACTCACTCCACCAGAAGTAGGTATAGTATCTCCTTCAGGTACTTGTACTGTTAAGGTTGTGTTTGTGCTGAATGAGGCAGCCGTTATGATTCCGTAGTTAGTTGTTCCAGTTGTAATTCCTGTTAGTCCTTGAGTTTGGGTGAATGGAGTGTCTGCGTTTGTAGCTACAGCACTTCCGTTAGCTGTGAGGTTGTTGGCGTTGGCGTTTAGGTCGTTTATCGAGTTGTTGAATGAGTAGGCTGAGATGAGTGAAGTTTCTGTACCAGCAAGGGTTTGGTGCATAGAGGCTAGAATTGTAGCTTCAGTTACTTTGGCGTTGTAGATAGCTACTTGAGCAATTTTGCCACCAAAAGGAGTTAATCCCCCGTTACGAGAGCCTATTTCTAAATTACCTGCCTGAATAAGAGCTGTAGGGTTGGTTCCACCGCGACTTACTTGTGCCGGTACATCAATTCCGTCAATCATTACATTTGAAGTTGTAGGAGTAGCCGTAAACGTAGCCATATCTAATTGAGCCGAAATATGCACCCATTTATTCAACGGAACGGATTGATAAGAGTTTACTAGACTATAATTACCCGAACCAGCGTTATACCCTATTAAAGATACCTGTCCATTAGAGTTTATTTGAAACTCCCAGCCAGATGTACCATTATATCGAGAAGCAACTGTTTGTTGAGGGTAGCCAGTAAGTTTCACCCACGCACTCACTACAAAGTTATTAGTAAAGGTCATTCCTGCTGGTGAGGTCTTAGAGTAATACTGAGTAGTACCATTAAGTGAAGTACATTGGGTTTGGGCGGTTACTGTTCTAGTGTTCTTTATTCGGAAGCCGGGGGAAAGTCTGTCAGTCAAGTCTACTGCGCTGAATACCATGCTGTATGAGCGATTGCCAAGAGCGGTTACTGTGTTCGGAGTGTACCCAAGAGCGTTCCAGCCATTAAGCGTACCAGCACCAAGTCCGAGAGCTGTCTGAACAGCTGAAGTGATAAGAGAACCATCTTGGTTCAGGCTTTTCTTGATACCAGTCATGGCCATAACCCAGTCAGTTGCGGTCACATAATCTATAACGGTTGCACCGTTGAGGTGCTGTTGGTCGGAGCCAGAAGTCCAGACGACATTTATAATAGTTGAGCCACTCTTGACCCCCGTAAACGCTTGTTTGAGTGATGCGTTACCAGGGTCAACGATGAAAACGACAACATCGCCATCATTATAGTTCGTCATACCGTTGACCGTGACGGTAGCTGCTGGTGCGGTAACGGTTGCACCAAGCGTCATAGCTGCGGTATTTTCAGAGACCTGTGAGAAGTATTTTGTTACTGATCCTATGTTTTTTGGCATTTTTGTATCCTATTTTTCTTTATTGTACTACATTTTTTCTTTTGCGTACTTGTTTATCCATTTTGCTGACATGGGCTTACCCTTTGAGTTTAGACCCATTGCACGATACTCGCCACTACGTAGCTGTTACTCTCCACTTGGGGGGCATGCCAGCATTAGTTGGACTTCCCTCAATCTGTAATGCGTTCAGCGTGAAAGATGAAAATGTACCAGATGTACTGACATGGAATTGGTAAGCGTTGAGGTCGCGCTGGACAATACCATAGCGCTTGGTACTGGCTTCTGAGTAGTTGACAGCGCTAACAGTCGTGTCGTCCCATGCTGTTGTATCCCAAGCAAACGTATCCCAGCCAACATTTGTGGAAGATGTTGTAGCAGTTACATTGATTGTCTTCTGAGTTGCATAACCTCGGTTACGCTCAATACCGACAAGCTCGACACGGATACCGCCAGCTGGTTGACTGAACTCTACTTCCATATCCTCAACATACATGAACGCAAAACGGTCTTTTTGGGTTGGGTACAGTCCTGTTGTGAGTGACGTATCGAACGGTGAGCCATAATCACCGTCAATAGACGATGAGGTTTCGCTGAGTTGTTTATCACCAGGCTTCCAGAACATCAGGTGAGTCTGTTTGGTAATGTCGGTGTACTGGAACATACGCTCCATACCGAAGTTATAGGCTGCTGGTATCCACGCCTTGCGCTCCGTATCCAGTACCATTGTCTGATTATTAGTCGTACTGTTGAATGAGGCGCTGACGAATACCTTGCCTAAGTAATAAAATGCACAAGTGTTCGGCACATTGGCTGGACTGATATTCTGAGTCAGGGTAGGACGGATGTTAGCTGTTGCTTCGTCTGTTGACAGCAGGTTTAAGAATTGAGCGCGAGAACCGACATTATACATAGCTTGGTAATTGAAGAACATGTAGTCATTCAGCACATTGACAACAGAGTTCGGTGCGCTCGTACCTCGTGAGCCAGGTAGCTTGTTAGCGTTAGGCTGGGTAAACTGGGTATTAAGAACCGTAGTCGTTTGCAAGCTCATTTGCCAGATACAACCTCTTGTATCAGCTGAGTCGCACCAGATAGTTGCCAGCGGTGTACCCTTACCGTCACGGTAGTCAGCTACCTTGATTGGGTAGAACTGTGAGCCACGTTGTAGGTCAATATAGCCACCGTCATAAGCATCAGCGAAGTAGCCAACATACGGCCCGGAACCAGTAAACCAGACTCGGTATGGAAAATCACGGTCTTGGACTCCATATAAACGTGAGCCAACAGCGGTCAATTCTCGGATACGAGGTGCACCAGTCGTGTTCTGAATAGGTACGGTTGAACTAGGGTTCGGTACGGTCTGGCCGTTGTCTATCCAGTTCGGACTAGCAGTTGCACCAACGGAAGAGAGGTAGCTCAGGTTATTAGCCGCATCATCAGTGGCGTTATCACATATATAAATATCATACCGGACTGCACCAGCTACAGCTGTCCAGGCCAGCGTAACATAATGAGAACCAGTATTGGTGGGGTCCCACGCTGCCCGCACTGCCTGAACTGAAGTCTTGGTTGAAGCCGTAGCCTGGGTTACACCCACTGCATTAACAGCGCTAACCCGGTAGTAAAAATCATAGTTGGTGTTAGTTGTCAGGCTGGTGGGTGTCACAGTAAGGCCAGAGGGTGGGCCGATAGCTACAAAAGCTTGCAGGGTAGTTGAGCCGTCATAACGGATAGGATAATCATAGCCATTGGTAATATACATGAAGTTCTGGCCGGTTGAGCTGGTTGACCCCTGCTCGAAGTAGCACTTTTTACCAGAGGTGAGGCTTGCACCAGTACACTGAGTCCATGTGACCCCATTATTAAGCGACTGATAGACAACGCCACCAGCTACAGCGACAAGTTGGTTCGCAAAAGCAGCTGATTGATACATGGCAGCACCGTCAATCGGCATACCGTTCGGCATAGCTGAACCGAACCAGTTGCTACCCCAGCGCGGCCCAGGCAAACCTTTTTCATACAAGAAAATATTGATAGCTTCTTTGAGCATGGTTGGGGCCAAGTTTGACTCTGAGATGAGCGTTACGACACCAGACTTCCAGTTATTGAGCGTCAGTTGCTCAAGCTCCGGCACTTTGTTTGGTAGGTTAAGTGCTACGGTTTCGGCCATAATTATTTACCGAATAGACCAGTCTTATTACTATCGTTGAGATTCCAAGTGTTCAGGGCTATCCCCGTACCGTTTTTAATCTGCATACCTTTGAGGGCTGTTTCAGCGTCGGATTTAGCAGTTTGGTAGGCTGGGAAGTTACGAGAAGTACGGAAGCGGTAAGCCAGGATGTAGTTGATGATGAAACTTGCATCTGGTACTTCGGTGATAGTCGTCCCATCTTCGAGGACGTTGAATGAGCCGTCAGAGTTGAGAGTCGTGTTGAAGTAGGTTGGTGTCTTATACATCGGCCAGTTAATTGTCCAGCCAACATTGCTGTTGCCGGTGAAGTTTAGATTGAGTGTGAAACCATTATTCATATCACCCGTGAAGTAAGCGTATGGTGCAGTACCAGATTCCAGCCCGATATTACGCTGTTCTAACACCTTGACATGCAAGAAAGCCCCAGACACAGGGTCGGTGAGCTGGATGAAACCACCAGGCCGTTGCATGTTATCAGGGCAGAGGTAGGTCGTAATTTGTGGGAAAGCTGAAGTACCTTGGTAGGTATCGCTAAAGCCCTCTGTGCGAGCGTCAGTCCACAGTTCATCCCACTCTTCGCCGTCAACATTCGCCCAGCGCCGGATAGCACTATTACCATAGTTAGCAGCTAGCGCCCATTCAGGGTCAGTAATAGTAGGGATTTGGTTATCACCCCTGTAAAGTGTGTAGTATTCAGCGACTATATCTTGAAATTGCATTTTTGTTTTATCCTTCCTTTATAGTGTAGCTTTATTAGCGGTGATTCTCAAGCTACCTGTTTTTGCGCCCTTGATACGCACAGTCTTCGTTGGTTTGTTGTGAACTCGAAGTAGGACACGGCGATTCTTGCCAGCAGTCGGCTGGGACTTCTCATGGAACTTCATCTCACGGCGGAAGTATCGTCCAGTAGCACGATTCTGGGCCGCCTGTTTGGATGACGAGAAGCTAGCACCTGTAGCAGCGTTGTTGGCGGCTGAGGCTGCTTGTGGGTCAATGCTGAACGTGCCACCTTTATTCTTGACAATATCGTAGTTGCCAAGGTTGTAGGCAGACTTGAGTTCCTGTTGGCTTGGAGTTGCACCTTGGTACTTATCTGCTCCGGCGCTGTTGGCTAGTTCGTACTCACTGACGTTGGCTAAGTAGTTCTGGACAAGGTTATATTGGTCTGGGTTAGCTTTTATCCACTTAGCTTCAGATGCGTTGCCACCCTTCGGCCCATCACCTTTTGGCAATGCAAAGAAAGTATTAAGGGCTGCTTGGGTAGCGATGTCAGCTTGTGGATACAACTTGAATGGTGCATATCCCTGAGCTACACGCTTGTCGTTAGTATACTGAGCTATCTGATCAAACGCTTTTTGAAGGTCTGGGTGGGCGTTAATGTATGTCACCTTATCCGTACCGCTGAGTGTTTGCTCCTGCGCTAGTTCAGCCTGAACAGTATCATCAAACTGTGGTGGTTGTACGCGCATTGAGGGTGGCGCACCAGAGAAGTCTTGTCCAGCGAAGTAAGCGTTGCGGTCGGCTTCTAGCTGTTTGAGTTCGTCTGTATTGGCGCTTCCGATTTGAGTGTAGTCGTCACCCTTGTATGGGCTACCCTGCTGGCGCAAGTATGTATCACGGATGCTGTCGTACTTCGGGTCGTATAGAGGGTCAAGTGGAGTACCACTCGCTGTAGCATAGTCACGCTTTTGCTGAGTGATTGCTGCTAGTATCTTTGGGTTATCAGCTAAGAAGAGGTTTTTAGCCTGTGCCTGTTTGTCATCTGAACCTACTGGCTGACCGTTGGCATCTGTTTCACCGGCCAGGATACCATCATATTGTTTTTGGTCTTTGGGGTCGAGTGAGTTCCTAGCCTTAGCGGTACTGTCGAAGTAGGCGGTCTGTTGCTGAACGCCAGTCGGGTCGTTGCCCTGTGCTGGTTTAGCGCCTTGGGTGTTAATTATATTGACTCGGCCGGATGGGGCAGCTGGTGCGCCCTTAACGTGGGGCGTGTAAAGTCCTAGCTCATTCAATCCTACTTCTGCGCCAGATTTCTTCCCACTCGCAATATCGCCAGCAACGCCAGCCGGAGCGATGAGCGTATCGCGAGCATGAGCCAGTCGTCCTGTATCTGTTAAGTTCTGACCAGTATAAAGGTCACGATTGGCTGCTTGTTCTATGCCTTCTTTGACGAGCGGGTGTATGAGGTTCGCCGCATCGGCTGTCACCTTTTGGTAGTGTCGTTCAACTAAGTTCTTGCCAGCGCTAATCAGTTGTTCGGCTGTCCCTAGTTCGCCGGGCGCACGAACATGAGCGTTCGGGTTCCCCGTAAACTTCTGCCATGCGTAGTTCAAGCCATAGATTGCGCCGATGGCTGCTGCCGTGTTGACGTTAGCGCCGAGGTTCTCTATTGGGTGAGCTACTTGATTAGCCATTGAAGCTATCATGCGCCCTTTGTAACGGAGAAACAGGGTCATGCGGTTGACGGCTGCATCCATAGCCTCCGGGCTACCCATGAAATGATCTATAGTATCAATAGCTTTAGCATCCTCCATACCGTTTTTGGTCAGCGCATCGAAGAGTGCCGAACGATACTTGAGTTCGGTGGCGGCCAAAAACTTTTTATTAACGTCAGATACTCCTCTGGTAGCCTTTGATATGAAACCACCCCTATCTTTTCCAAAACTAGCTGAGTCTCCGCCAGCCTCGTAATATCGAATAGCTTGGGCGCGCGCTTCATCGCTACCTACAGCTAGTGACTTCATAAACTCGGCTGTGCCACCCAGCCCTGGGACACGACCATCAATATCCCCTGACGCTAGATAGGCTTGCATAGTTTCGTTCATGGTATGGAATAGAGGATTAAGCACAATCAACTGGTTTACACCACTAACAGCTGCATCGTATCCCTTGAGTCCCAAATTACGGTCAGTCGTCTCTGGGTGCATTTTATTCCATTCCTTAGCTATTTCAGGTGTCGTGAACACATTGTCAGCCCCATTTAGTTGCTGGCTACGGATACTGTCTTTTTCACCGAAAGATGATACTTTGTCGCCAAGACTTCGCACAATTGAGCGTTGGCGCGAATAACCCACTGCACTTCTTGTGTCTTGGCGCAAGTCTTCAATAGCGTTCGGGTTAGCTCTATCAAGCCCCAGTTCTTGCTTGAGGTAATCATAGTCAGAGAAGTTACGTTGGTGACTCCAGCCTGGCGTACTATTAAGAGTATCTCTATAGCCTCCGATAGTTGCGCCGTCCTCTGGTACGGTGGTATGGATACCGGCAATATGGTTCGTGCGATAAATAGTAGCGTCCCCGTTTAATCGCCTGATTTCGTGGTTAATATCACCACGTTCACGCATGGCATCGAGAACCTTACTATATTGTTCTGGGTCGTCTGGATGGTTCTGGGCAATCGCCTCTTCGTTTGTTAGGCCACGCGCCTTGTCAAGTTTCATAACATCTTCAGGTGACAACTTAGCGGCTTCTTTATCAATATTATCCATCTGGATAGCAGCTACCTTTCCATAGCTAGCAGCTTTACGGCTCACACCTTTTACATCGGTTGGTTCAGTGTCATTGACGTTTTCAAACTTAGGATTACGCTCCTGAACATTTCGTAATCCCTCCATACCTTGTCCAGTCTCTTCAACTAGGTTTACGGCGCGAGCAGCTGTTTCGACATCAGCTCCCGTTGCATCTTGGTAGGCTTTGATTATCTCTTCTTGGGTCTTACCAGCTTGGACAGCTTCAAAAGCGGCCGTGTCGCCAGCCAAGTTGCGAGGTTCAGCTTGGGGCGTATCATTGATGAACATATCTCGTTCTGGGCTATAGGTAAGATTACCCTGTTCGTCACGGTCAATCCCGTTTTGTTCTAACTTAGCGATGTCTTCGGGGCTAAAGGCTCCTTCATTCAAGTTCGGGCCGGTGTATATCTCACCACCCGGCTTGTGTCCAAGTATCTGGGTTAGTAACTCTGAATTGGTCATGTTATCTTCAGGCGTTGGTGTAGCGGTGCTATCAGTAACATGCACCGCCCCGTCTGCTTTAACAGGTTGGTCGGATACTGTGACGTTGCCACCGCGCGGAGCTTTGCCATCTTGGTATAGAGGTGTTTCAGGGTATTTAGCATCAAGTTCTTGTTTAGCGCGACCATACTCACCACTTTGAGCTTTTTCATCGTTTATCAGTTTGTTGTATCGGAATCGTAGGTCGGCTGTCTTCTCATCAAGTGCGCGGATACCATTTATATCACCCTTGTCTGCTAATAGTTTACGGGTCTTCTCTACAGCTCGGAGGGTATCCTGCAAGCCACCACCTTTACCTTCAGAACCATATAACTCCATTTTTATTCGCTTTAATAAGTTCCAGACTCCACTCTTTGCCTCAAACTCTGGCGAGCTAATCTTTTCCCATACCGCAGGAGGCAAGCCTTTAGGAGCTTTGCCAGTCTGGGTATTCTTAACTTTTACTTTGTCATAGCCACTCTGTTTGTTGGCTTTTTCATAGGCTGTCAGTTCTTCTTCGGCAGCCGCATGGCGCTGGAGGTCTTGGTAGTTCAGGGCTTCAGCGTCCTTGCCAGAGGTGAGCTGTCGTTCGGCTTCGGCTTTGTAGTCAGCTACTCTCGGTGCATGGCCATTCTCGGCGTAGTAGTCGCTGTAGAACGGCGTATGCTCAGTAATGCGCGTCTTGCCACCTTCGCCGTCATCAATCAATTGCTCACCCTTGGCGCTGGCATCCATCGAGCGTAAGGTATCGGTCTTGTCTTTAAGGGCTTGGTCTAGGGCTTTACCAGCTCCGGCAACCTTGGCTTGGTCTATTTGTGGTTTCTCTTGGGCTAAGTTAGCAGCACTCTCTTCGTTCTGGCGTATCTCTTGCTGAGATAGCGTTGGTTCGGGTAGTGGCTCGCTAGTAGGAGTCTCAGGAGGTGCGCTAGGGTTAGACTTGTGGATGTTCTCCTCTGGACTGCCAAGTTCTCCGTCTACTGGGATAGCACCAGATTCATTTAGGGGGGTGTGGTCAGTCAGCCCCTTAACGCCGATATTCAAGCCTTCCTCGGCAGTTGGGATAACTAAGCCAGGGAGAGCGTTTGAAGATATGTCCAGTCCTATCTTACCCGGATTCGTAACACCTTTGGACAGGTCGTTCGCACCGGCGCTACCGCCCATGAGCGTAGCACCAGTTACGGCGTTCTCTACTCGTCCTACTCCAGGGCCACTACTCGAAAGTGCAACCGCTTCTTCTGGTGTCAGCCCACTTTTAATCCCCATTTCAAACAATGACTGTTCTAGTGCCTTACTCTCGCCACCACCAAGTCCGAATAGGAGTGCCTGAGCGATGCCAGAGGCAGCTGATGGTACAGCTTTCAGGTAGTCATTCTTGAGGGTATCATTATAATCAACGCCGGAGTTAGCTTCAGCACTCTTTAATAGGTCGAGTTTAGCTTGTCCAGCCTCTACTGCTGCTTGGTCTGGGCCACCCATCGTATAGCCAGACTTCTTATTAACATCAATTGCGTTGCCCTTTGGATTGTATACTCCTGTTGTGGGATTTACATTATATGACTTATCTAGCACTCTGTTAGCGTAGTCCTCGGCGTGTTGTGCCGAACTGATAGCAGCCGGTTGAGCAGCAGCCCCAATTGCGTCTTCTGGGTAACGTGCCAGCCCTCCAAAGAAAGAAGTATCAAGTGCGTTCTTGGTAGCTTGGGCTGCATTTTCGGCAGCCTGTGTTGAACCACCCACACCCTGAACTAGAGTATTTACTGCATCTACTGGGAGTTTGGCGGTATTCACCGCCGCAGTTCCAAGCCCATGAGCTGCATCGAGTAGTGGGGTATTTGGCAGATTGTCCTGCCAGTCATTCGCTGGGCCAAGCGAGTTTATGTAATCTACAAAGTTTTCCTTAGAAAGTTTACCTTGGCGTAAGGCTAGGGCAGCGGCCGCTATCTTTGGATTATGGTAGGTCGGAGCTATAGGTGTTACAAGGTCTGGTGCAGGTGGCGGCGCTACTGGGGCAGGTGCTTGCGCTGATTGAACCTGGGGTGCTTGCATTGTCCCTGGCATACTACCGTTTGTATTTACTGGGTTGCTGGATTGGGGTGCTGGGTTGCCCTCAAAGAAGTTGCCAACATCGTGCGCCCCACGCGATATAAGACCCCCAATTGCATCGAGGATTGAGCCTTTGCCAAAAAGGGATAGGCTCATAAAGTTTCTCCTATGCTGTTACTCTTGGTTTTAGTGCTAGCGGTATTAAGCTGTTATCTGCCCCACCAAGCGTATCTGCTGGTGAAGTCCCCGGTGTAGCGAGTTGGAATGGAAGCCCAGGGCCAGATGGTGTAACACCAGCATTTGAGCCTTCGTAGGCCGCGGCAGCAGTTTGGTCTGGGTTTGCAGCGTTGACTGTAGCAAGTTTCGTTTGTAAGTAGCCATCGACTGCACCGAGTTTGTTCTGAGCGTCAGATAGTATTTGGTTTTTTATACCATCAACATCAACCTGGCTACCATCACCACCCATCATACCGACATAGTTGCGGAGACTATCAAGGCGCTGTTGTGCTTCAGTTTGTATCTGTTGGATAGCATTATCACGAAACGCTTTGACGTTCTGCATACCGACATCCCTAGTGATAGCAAGGTTATTCTGAGCAACATCTTGAGCCTGATTGCCTTCAGCTGCTTGGTTATTGATAGAGTTCTCTTGGACGTTACCATAGTTAGAATATGCACGAGCGAGTGCGCCCGATGCGCTGGAGTCCAGGGAGTTCGTATTACTCAGATTAGCCGCACCACCGATAAGCCCTTGGCGTATCTCGTTGTTCAGCTGCTTAATAGAGTTAATCTGACTCATCCCGATATTCTTACGAGCTTGGTCAATGGTGCTTTGGCCTTGCGCTAGCTGACCGTATAGTTGACCGGCTTGGTTCTGGTAACCAGACGCCAGGTTTGAAGCAGTACCAGCACCGCCAGAGGTTATATCTGATGTTCCGGTTGAAATTATCCCTGCTATTTTAGCGGCATTAGCGGCGGCAGCTGTCTGTGCGGCAGTTTGGGTAGTACCAGCATTAGTGGTAGTAGTGGTTGGTGAGGGGGTATTTGTATTAACGCCAGCGACTTGAGCTGGTGCTATATAACCGGCAGAACCCGGCATTGTTATATTTGGTGCATTGCCAACAGCCCCATTGGTGGTAATCGCTTGGCCGAGCAGTGATTTAATGTCCATTTTTATTTTCCTTTTAGATTTTGATTACATTATATATCAAGTACCGGCTTTTTTACGGGCGAGTAAGCGGATTTGGTCATACAGTATCTCAACGGTGGTGTCGGCGTAGGTAATTTTTAGATCGCAAGTATAGGCTCCGACAGATGGTGTATCACCAGCTTGCCGGGTATAACTAACGATACCATTGGCGGAGTCTGTGATGGTACAGCCTTGATGCCCGGTGTTCAGAGTCGTAGTGCCTTGGGTGATGATGAGTGATACCGTACACCCAGATAGGTTAATGACCGTTCCATTTCGCTTTGCTGTGAGGACGAGTGGTGGGGCTGTATTGCCAACCACAGTTTTGATTTTAATAGTTGCCATTTTGTTTTTAATCCTTCCCAGTTATTGTCGCACTATTATTCTCACCTGACAATGTTTTACTTGCTATTTCACCAGTCATAGTATCCGTGTTGTTCTCACCAAGTGGGGTAGCCGATGCTGACTGTGAGGTTACTATCCCTGTTGTTAGCTCAGTTAGTGAAGCAGTTGGTACTTCTCCGCTAACAGTGAATGGCGTGACATTATATATGACAGTAATTGACGGTACGTTATTACCACCGGTGAGTACGAGGTTGGCTGATACCTGTGAAATGCTGGCGTTTGTTGGTGAGATGGCAGAGACTACTTGCGTCCCTCCAGCCAATACAAGGTTTGCGCTTACCTGCGTGATAGCTACGCTTGTGCCTGTTGATACTACTTGCGTACCACCACTAAGGACTAAGTTAGCACTTACCTGTGCGATAGACACGATATTGACAGTTGCAACGCTTTGCGTACCACCAGAGAGAATAAGATTAGCAGCGACTTGCGCTATGGCTGCTATGCGTACTGCGCTTACTGCCTGAGTTCCACCCGTCAGTACAAGATTTGCACTGACTTGTGTAATGCTGACGATATTAACTGATGCTACTGTCTGAGTGCCACCGCTTAATACGAGATTCGCACTTACTTGAGTAATAGATGCGTTTTGAACCGTTGCTACTGTCTGAGTGCCACCAGTCAAGACAAGGTTAGCTGCAACTTGGGCGACTGAGGTATTTATGACTACTGCTACACCTTGCGTACCTCCACTTAGGACTAGGTTGGCGCTTGTCTGGGCGATGCTAACTATGTTGACTGTAGCTACAGTCTGAGTTCCACCAGAGAGAACCAAGTTAGCCGATACTTGGCTGATTGCGACATTATTAACGGTAGCTACCGCTTGAGTTCCACCTGTTAGTACCAAGTTTGCGCTGACTTGTGTAACGGCTGTGCTGATTTGAGCAGCGACTACCTGAGTCCCGCCTGTGAGTACCAGATTAGCCGATACTTGAGTTACAGTTGCGTTGGTAAGGGGAGATGATACGTCTGGAGCTTTAGTTACTACAAACCGTTTCTTATTACGGAGGGCCATTGGGCCGACTTTTTTGTTCGGGATTACCATTGGGTCTGTGTAACCTGATGCTGTTGCTGGCCCCGCAAATGTGACAACCACAGCTAGTCCACCACTACTAGCGTTGCCAGTTAGAGTAGAACTCTGTACCCCAGTAGCACTAACTATCTGCTCCTGAGTTGCACCATTGGCATTGGTCGCTACCCCTGATTGGAGGTTTGCATAACTCCCACCAAGTGTCCAGGTTTCTGCAGCAGCTGCAGCTGCTATTCCGATTAGTAATTCATTAGCAGAAGTAGTCGAGGGCGTGTTCCCAGATGCAAAAGATGTACTAGCAGCGATGGTTGCAGTAGCAGATTGGTCGAAGGGTGAAACATTCAACCCCGATACTTCAAAGATGAATAAACTATGAGCGTCACTACCGTTAGATTGGGTTACGGTGTTAGCACCAGCTGATGTAGCGCCTGTTGTATAAACTTTGATACCTAATCCAGCTGTAGCATTGAATTGTGTAAGTACCTGAGTATAGGTATTACCCCTGGTGTCAGTTGGAGCTGGAAAATCTGTAGCAAAAAGCCCCGATGTGCTGTCCGCACCAACAGTTACAGCAATAAGAATACTACCAGCGGTAACGTTTGAGCCAAAAGCAACTGCTGTTGAACCAGTACCACCGGTAGCATCAACCCCTTTATTCCGCTGGATTACCGAAATCGCCATCGGGTATTACCCTTTCTGGCTAATTCAGGCCGTAAACTTGAAGTGACTGAAGTGTTATGCCGTTAGCAGCGTTAGATACAGAACAAGCTACGTTGAAGTTGATGTAGTTTGTAATGGAAGTATCAACTGTAGCGACTGTACCTGGAGATGCAGCTGCACCGTATAGGTTAGCCACGAAAGGTGTGGCGATAGCTGGACTGTGGATCCAACCGACACCCGTGAAGGTTGAGTTACCACCAGCAGCACCCATAGTCTTTAAGAAGAACTCACCTTCATAGAAGAACGGTACGTTCGTCTGAGATACAGTCATAGTAAGCGCTGATGAACCAAGTACGATTGGTGTTGATGCTACGTTACCAGCAGCACCGAGGCGGAGGGTAAAGGTGAATGTACCAGAGGTGAATGTGGACATTATCCCTCTCGCACTAATCTTTATACCACGACCTATCTGGTTGTTGTTTGGTAGCCAGAAGTCTGGTGGAATGTGCGCCTGTACACCCATAGCAGCAGTATCGTTTATAGCAATTTCTGTGGTAAAGGTGTTTTTAGCTGTACCAGCAGCGGTAGAAGCGTAGATGAGTTCTGTGTTTGTTCCAGTTAAGAATGACATGATAGTCTCCTAAGCCAAGTTAAAGAGACCATTTGTCGAGTCCCAAGTGATAGTAAATGTGCCACCGCCTGATGCAGTGTTAGTGCCACCGAAGTCAACATGAGCGACTGGGTGGTTAGATACAGTCGAGTTGTAGACTTTTGCTGCGACTGCTGAGAAACCGGCACCGGTAGCTGTCCAAGAAGTTGTACCAGCAATCTTAACTAGGTTTGGTGTAGTCGTTGCTGTTGAAGTTGTGACAGCACCGCTTGTTGCGCCACCTGTAGTGTAGCCATTTGCGTTAGCGACTTCTGTTCCTGATGTGGTGTAAGCCGTGTCGGTAGACGTATAGGTAGAAGCGGAAAATAGGGCTACCTTGAGTACGTCTGTAGTTACGTTGGTTGCTTTGTTTAATAAATCGAACTTGAACTGTGGGTATAGTGTTGTGACGACTGCCATATTATTCCTTACTTTCTGTTAGTTGGTCGCCCGGCATTAGGTGAACAGGAGCAGGAGCGGGTGTGCCTGCTGGGCTTGCGCCAATATGCACGCTGATTTTAGGGTTGCCGTCTGCATCTGTTTCACCGTGGTCGGTGGTTGTTATCGTTCCCTTAACTTGAGATACCGTTCCGTCTGCGTGTGTAACGGTAAACTCTTTTTCTTCAGTTGTAACTGTTTCTTCCATTTTTGTTTTCCTATTTAGGACTAATTTTATTGTATCAGACTAATCGTGTATATGACATAAGTTCTTCCAAGTCAATGTATGCCTTCTCGCCGTTTATTTCGAGCAGAAACACTCGGTCACGCTTGGCGGCTTCGTTCAAGTCCCAGCGAATATGCACCCGTGAGTCACCGCCGAGGTCTTTAATATCAGCTTCTTGGAGTTTTTTGGTAACAGCGGTACGGAAACTAGCTGTTTTCTCTCGGACTGGTTGATAATCCTTCTGAGTAGCTCTTCGCATTACAGTATCGCAATAATGGCGCTGATTGGCACGACAGCCGTATTATCATCAAGGTCAACACTGGAGTAGACTTTGTACCATACCTTGTCCCCAGGTTTCACCTCTGTTATGTTGGGCGCAACCTCTTTTACAACCCCGGTTGGTGGATAAGTCTTAATTTGTTCTGAAAGTAATATGCCAGATGAGGTTTTCTCTTCTGGGCGGTCTGGAATAATAGTGATATTGTCGTGCAAAAGTTGCATATAACGATTATATCACAACTAAAAAAGCTCCCGGAGGAGCTAATTTAGAACAAACCGGACAGGCTATATTATAGCGCAGCGCCGGATGGTTGGGTAGGTTGGTCGCCATGAGCGAGTCCAACTACTTGTCCGTTGCTATCAATAACGACTTGTCCATTTTCGTTCTTGGGGAAGTTATCAATAACGTCTTGGTTAGTCTGGGTAAGAATACCCGAACCGTCAATTGCTACTCCTACGGGAGCAGATGTAGCAACCTCTTCAGCTGGCGTTGGGTCAACTGTAGGCTCAACAACAGGTTCGACTACTGGTTCAGCGGGTACTTCTACCGGCGCTTCAACAGGAGCTTCTACTGGCGCTTCCTCTACAGGCTCGCTAACATCTTCAGCTGGCGTTTCGACTTCTGGCGCTGGTGCTTCAACGGGAGCTTCGGCTACCGGCGCTGGGTCTACTACTGGAGTTTCCTCAACAGGTATTACTGTTGGGTCAACTGTAGGGTCAGTTGTGGCTTTAGCCATGATAGAGTCCTTTCAATTAGTTGACTTAGTATGCAGCTTCTTCACGCCATGTAACGGAGATGATTGCTGAAATAGCAGTCGTCAGGGCGTTAATGGAGAGCGCACAGCCTTGCGTTACTTGCAACGCACCGTTTACGTCATCAACAATTTGTGGTTGTGAGACAGAACCGGTTGCAACTGGGCCACCGATAGCGCGTACAACTACTGGAGCTGCTGGAAGAGTTACAGCTGATGCTGCAAGTCCTACACCTACGCTTGGGTTGCCAAGCTTAGCGCTTCGTACTGTTAATGGAGTAGTCTGAGTGACTGCTGCTGCGATTGGGTTGACGTTAGCGGCTGCAACAACGGTAGAAACACCGGCAGGAGCAGACGTAAAGGCAACGCGGATTTGCAAAATGACTAGGTTGTAGCCAGAGTTTGCAGGGTTAGTCAGCGTGAAACCAGTTTGCGTAGTGCTAAGAGCTGTTGAAAGCGCTTGACCGGCCTGGTTAGCTGCAACGTATACGTTGTCGCTTCCGCTGGCGATATATTGTGATCGTGTAAGTGCCATTATATTTTTCCTTTTTAGTTTAGAGGGGCGATGCGCTCGCCCCCAGAGCGGTCAGTCAAGACTAAGCGGCAGTTGTACGGCTCATGTCGATAAGAGCAGTAGAACGCTCAACAGCTACACCATAGATGCAGTGAAGAACAGCCTTCATTCCGATTGCGTCAACAGAGTCTTCCATCTTGTAAGTTGGAGGAAGCTGCATAGCAATACTCATAGCCTTCTTGTGGAAGAAGACATCGTGACCAGAACCACCAGTAACAACAACGTTGTTGCTCATGTGTAGTTCCATGCCGTAGAGCTTACCAACGAGGGTGTCGTTAGAAGCTGAGTCTTTTACAGCAACACCAGTCTGACCAGTTTGGTCGTAAGCGGTGTACTTGTTGACGTTCAAGAGGTCGCCTTCAGTGTAACTTCCGATAATACCGAAGCGCTCACTGCGAGGAACGTTGTTTGCGTCAAAAGTTGTAACAACAGAGATGACGTTTGCATCAGTAACGGTTGCACCAGCGGCAACGACTGTACCAGCACCCGTGTAGAGTGAAGCGATGTCGGTGTCAACTTGGCGAGCAACAGCTTCAGCCTGTGCGGCGCGGTAAAGCGTCTGTAGGTCGTATGAAGCCTGTACTTTTGCGATGTCTTCAATGAGGACAGCTGAGTAGGTCTGCTTGTTAATGTTGATGGTGATGGTTTGTTCTGTCATTGCGTCAAAAGTGACGTTTGTGCTAGCACTCTTAGAACGAGCAGCTAGTGTACCCAAGAAAGGTACGTTAATGACGTTACCACCGTCTTGAACGAGGTTACCACGTTGCGTGATAAGGTTTTGGAAGCGTAGAGCCTTGTAAAAAGGCAGTTCTACTTCTTTAGTCCACTTCTGCGCGATTAGATACGCCTCAGTAGTGGTAGTTACGTTTGCCATGATTGTATTCCTTTATTTGTTTTTTACTATTAGAACGGGGTGCTAGCGACCTTGGATTTTGGCCAAGTAGGCATCGCTGGCTTCTTTACCGCCCATTTCAAAGTATTGCTTGGATGACATGCGGTTGACGGAACCAACTGGGTCGTTTTCGTCAAAACCGTGGTCGCCCTTCGGCACTCGCGCTTGGCCGGATGGTCTTACGCCAGTATGAGCCGCTTGCTTTGCAACATTTTTCTGTGAGGCGGCGTTGCGGGCAGCTGCGAAGTCTTCCAGATTCTTCATCTCTGCTTGCACGAAATCGCGGAAGCGGATATTTGGTTTCTGAATGGTAATACGCCCTTGAGCGTCCTGCTCTACCCCTGTAAATGCAATGTACTTCTGAACCAAGCTAGCTTCAAGTTCTGGATTATAGGCTTTATCGTCCGGGTTCAACACATCGTAGTTATTGCTTACGCGTTCACTATCTATGTCTAGTCGGTCAGCCCATAATTCTTTGACTACTTGGGTGGTTCCCTGCGTGATTCCAGTCTGGACACCTTCGGCAAAACGGTTATCAGCTACCTGCTTACGGTCTGCTTCGAGTTCCTTAGCATCAAAATCCCCCTCCTTATATTGGAGTGGTTCGTAGGGTTTTGGACTGAATATGTCCTCAGTGTATCGGGTGTCTTTGAGGTTAGATTCCCTAATCTCAGCCCCCAGCTTGTCAATATAGCGTTCATGTCGGCGTTCACCACGAGTTTGCCTGTCGGCATCCTCTTCTGCTTGGCCTGTGTCGGCTGTATCATCAGATGCGTCATCATCAGAGGCATTGCCATCTACTGAACTATCATCTGTTGCTGAGTCGTCTACACTGTCATCGGTTGCAGTATCCGATGCACCTGAGTTACTTTGGTCAAGTGTTTTGTCTTCGTCATCTTTGACGTCTGCCATGTTATACCTCGTTTTTAATTTTACAGCCCACGTTCTAATCGGTTCGGGCGACACCGTTACAAACTATTATTGTCTGGTTGGTCTGATAAATCAAGTTTTTGAAAAAGTGGCGCACCTTCGGGGCTAGTGCCGATGAAGATGTTGTTTAGGTGGTCGTAGGGCATACCGTGAATGTGATGGCCTTTGGTACACTCGATGAAGTTACCGATGGCTTTCCATTCGTGGATGTGGTTATCAATCTGGGGTTGGAAGTCATGGACTGTCTGCTCCGGCGGTTCAACACCGGCATCAAGATAGTCTTGTGGGGTGTCTAAATTAGCCATTATTGCCCTCTATGAAGTTAATGAGCGCGTCATACTCTTTAATAATGCAAGTAGCAGTTTTCCAGTTCGCATCGCTGACATCGAGAATCGTAGGATTAACGCCCGGCATGTACTCACGATAAAGCTCTTGCCGTTGACGAGCATAGGCTACAAACTCTTTCCACTGTTTACTTTTGCTGATAGTCTTTTTGCGTTTTTCATCTGAGTCGTCAAGTTCTATGTCTGGTTCTTCGAGTGTGAAATCACCAATTAACGGTGTTAAGCTGGCTGTTCCTGTCTTACTTCCCCTTGCCATGTACTATCTCCCTTATATTATGATACGTTGCTGCAATCGCTGGGTCGTGGATAGCTTGTCCATTGTGAATAGTAGCGCCTACTGGCATAGCAGTCGGTGTCATCGGCTCTTCGCCGGGTTCGCCAGCATCTTCAGCCGGACTCTCTGGTTCTTGTGGCATAGAGGCTTGCATCTCTGGGCTGGTACTAGCGGCGGTGTGCATCTTGGTACCAACTTCGGCGGTCTTGAGCTGTTGGTCGGTTGAGAGGATAGTTGCGCCCTGTGGTTGCTGGAAGCCTTGCTTAGAAAGCCACTGTTCCTGCGCCCACTGCGGCAAGTCTTTGTAGTTGGTCGCATCAATCAGCTTGGCTGGTTCAGCGTTACCACCATTTTGAGCCTGTTGCTGTTGCTGGTAGGCTTGCATCTCTTCGGGTGTCATCTTGCGGAATATTTTGCCGAGTTCCGGTACATCAATTAGGTCGCCTTCAAGTTTTGCTACCAGTTGCCAGTCAATCATGTTGCCCTGGGTCTTCATGTCAATCATCTCGTTCTGGAGTGAAGTCATGCTGGATAGGAAGGTCTGGAGGTTTTTAAGCTGAGTAGACTTGTCGGCCATCTCAGTTGAGCCGGGGTCTAGATGGAAGCGAGTGGTCAGGTCTTTGAAGATAGCTGGCTTGATACTCATGTGAGCGCTCATACCGGACTCGCTGATGTCGAGCATGTCTTTGAGGTCATCACCCCAGCCAGCGGCCATAATATCTTGGAAGTCATCAACGAATAGGTCTACTGGGATGTCTTCTGTACCGATGACTCCGAATAGACTCATCATGCGGTCAATCAGGACTTCGAGCTTGCTTTCAAGGTAGAAACGGTCTTGGTTGTCACGGGTTGACTCACGTTGGTCGAGTTTGTCGATTGCCCCAGGGGTCTTGCCGAAACCAGGGTCGTTGGTGTTAGCAGCAGTCTGGGTCGTATCAGTCGTTCCGGCTTGGTTGAGTAGTGCGCCATTCATAATTGTCTTGGCGCTCTGGTAGGTAGTCAGGCCGACAGCATCAGTCTTATATTCACGGATTGAACCTTGGACGTTTTCGAGCCAGATAGCACCTGGGTCTTGAGTAATTGAGCTTTTGACCACACCTGCGGGGTTAATGATTGTAGGTGGGTACAATCCACGCTTAACACCGGCGAAATAGAAGTTGTCGAGAGCATCACTGGCGAACTGTAATGGTTTGGCACGTTGGAAGTCTCCTAATCCATAAAAGTTATCGAATAGTGGGGTCGCGTGTTTTATCACGAATGGGATGCGGCCGTTTTTGTGCGGGTTGCGGATAGTGCGGAGAATAATGCCGTTAAACTCTGGTGCGAAGACTACCCAGTTGCCGTCATCGCCGGACTCATAGCGAGTGGCTAGCATTATCCGGCCTTTATCGGCTTGACTCTGGCGTTCACGAGTAATTAAGCTGTCACGTTGGCTGTTTACGTCCTTGCGAGACTCTTTGGTAGCCAGAATGAGGTTTTCAATCTCTTCTTTGTCCCACTCAGCGTCATCTGGCTCGTCAAGCAGTTCCTCAAGATAGGATGCGCCGACATATATAAGAGCCGTTACATAGTCCATGTCGTCAATACTGGCACGACCGAGTTGCGGTATGAAGTTGCGAGGGTGCCAGAGCCAACAGTCCGGGCCAATGTAGCCGGTTTCAGTCACGTTCCAGTCGTAATACATCGGCATAAAACCGTACACTGAGGAGTAAAACTGCCAGTTGCGGATTTTCTCTAGGAATGGTGCTTGGGCGTTGGCGTTCGGGTAGAGGTACTTCTGGCGGATAATATCAAGAACGGCGGAAGCTCCCGCGTCTTTCTTACCAGCAGCTTTCATCACACCATCTGGTAGTTGGCCAACAACGCGAGCTGCCCGCTCCTGGTAGATAGTGGTAGTACGGCCATCAGACAGGCCACCGCCAACTTTACGGGTTACAGAGTCATAAGGCTTGTTAATAAGCATGGCTTCGTAAGCATCGAAGTCTTTGACGTAATTATCGTGAGCTATGAGGTCATATTTGAAGTCACCTCTAATACGAGCGTGATATTCCGCCAGTTCTGGGTCAGTTGCGGTCGCCGGGTCTAAGTTTTCAAACTCTTTGTCGTCAGCATCTTGGTTTTTGTCATCAGAGGGGGTTATGTCTTTTTTGGCCATTGTTATTCCTGATAGTTTTTAATGTCTTTGTTTTTAATAGTAATCTCTTGTATTGTACCCTCTTTGAAGTCAACCTCAAACGACAGTTTTCCGGTCAAAGTGGCCGAAATCATGCTATTTATGAGCTTTTCGAGGTCAGAAAAGGCTTTTTCGTTGTCAGAATAGCGTATTTTAGCATTTGTGTTGTATGTCACCACGACTGTCTTGCTGCGGTGTCGTTGGACGGTTATATCCACCACGCCGAACGGCATACTGACAGCTTGCTTATCAATATCTTCTAGCCATTTTGGGATACTCATACTGGTACGAACCTACCAAGATTATTTCGCACATAATTAGTTCTAACGCGGCGATTATTGGCTTGTTCTTTCCGTGTAGCCCACCGCACATTACCAGGTTCATAATTGCCATTAACGTCAATCCTATCAAGGGTATGCAAAGGTGAAGGTCGTGACCCTATTTCTTCTATAAACTTGTTAAAACCACCACGTTCGGCCCACTCTTCACAAACCCTCACCCCACGACCTCCATAGTAGGAGTAATCGGGACGGTTCGTATTTAGGCATCGGCGTTTTGCATCTTGTAGCGCCCAGTATTCGGGGGGATATTTATTTCTATTACTCATTGCAACATAATACCAAACTCGCCAAAAGCCATAGGTTTCGGCATTTTCTCTACCTTGTCGGCCACATGCTTGAGGTACAGCGCCAGGTAACGGATAGAGTCTGGGTGGTCATCATTATTCTTAACTGGTAGCTCAGTTGGTGGCCGGTCTTTTTTCTGTTCAGCGTACTTGTACTGTTCGAAATCAAGGATGGTGTGCCGACAAGCTTTGCTAAAGACAATCTGAGGCCTGGGGTCGCCAACCAGCTGTAAGCGTGGCTTCATGCGTATCTGCATCAGCTGGATGCCTGAGATAATCGAGCCAGAACCCTTGGGTGATGGGACAACTGGTAAGCCTTTGCCCTGCATGTAGGCAATCAGGTCGGGTCGGGCAGAGTCACCGATAATAGCAGTTATCCTCCGGCCAGCCATCTTACGTTTAATGTCCTCAATCACGGTGTCCAGTTCAGTTTCAATGACATGTATCTCGTCATAGACCCACCAGCGGTCTTCGATGTCTACTCGGATGAAGTTGACAGCAAGTGGGTGGTCTTTGGCGTAACCGAAGTCAATCGTAATATAGTCAGTTCCGTCCTCTGGTATTGTTGTCGGGTCTACAACGTGAGTTGTACGCTTGAATGATGGATAAACTGACCCTTGCACAGCTCGAAACTCCAGTTCCATTTCTTGCAGGAAGGAGTTGAGTGTGCCTTTTTTCTCAGCTTCTTCACGCTCTTGTTTAATGTGTTCCGGACGGATAACTGGGTTATCACGCCAGGTAGCCTTGCTAAAGTACCAGCCGTTGTCCTTGACGTTGGCGTACTCTAGCATGTCGTACCAGTGATTATACCCCTTTGGTGTGCCCATGAAAGCCGCCCAGCCCTCAGTAGTGGTGAAAAACCACTTGTAAACCTCTTCCCAGTTAGTCGGGTCTTGGTCAGCGTACTCATCGAATATCATACCGTGAGCCTTGTTACCACGATGGCTGTCAGCCTGGTCTGAGCCAAGTAGCCGGATACTACTACGCGGTAACTCTGGATTATGCTGGATTTTCACCCAGCCAACACCGGGGAGCTTCATCGGGCCTTCTAGGTAGTTGAACTCAACCCGGAGGTCATCATTATTGACCTTAAATATCAGTTCTTTAGGAATTGTGTGTAAATACTGCTTCCAGACCACCTGTGCAGCCTGTGAATAGGTACGAAAGACGATGAAATACTGGCCTTGTTGCATAGCAGCGCTCATCCATGCCTGATAGACGCTCCACATGGTTTTGCCGACCTGCCGGCCCCAAAACAGCGTCCCACGCTTGTAGCCATCGACTAAGAAAGCACGATGCGCATCAATCTGCTTCGGGTGCGGGGTGTATTGCACCGCCATAGCGTTACTTCTGGCCGATTTGTTTTATCTGTAGCCGTTGTAGGTGTGTACGGCGAACCAGGTATGCTGAACCATCTGCCATTATTAAGATGTCGCCATCCGTAACAACTAATGGAGGTGGTATTTTTTTCTTAAATATACTCATTACTGTAGTTCTTCTTCGGTAATCTTCGGTGCTGAGTTGCCGAAACCCTTGACGTTACTCTTAGTAATGACTTTGACAACTGAACCACCGATAGCTTGTTCTACGAAGTCAGTTGTGGGTTCGAAGTTACGAGGTGGGAAGAAAATATCGAGACACCACTGTTTGACGCGTTCAAACCGGACTTCATCCATAATCTGACGCATGGCTTCGACTGTTGGTGTCATACCGTTCTCGGCAGCCCATGCAAAAGCTAACTGGTCATCTTCGTTGAAGTGCAACGTCTGAACTACGATAGCCTTCTCAGTTTCGTCACCCTCTTCGTCATACATGTTCATATACAGCGTGGTGTGAAAGGTTGGTTCCTGCGTTGATACGCCAGTCTTGGTTTCATACGGCTTGGCATCAATATCCCAGGTAACAAAGTAGTTTTCACTAAATGCGAGCCTACGAGTCCGGGCATCGTTGTCGAAGAACTCAGTTAAGCGTTCAATCGGGTTCGGGTAGTAGTCAGGATCAATATTGTACTTGGTGGTCGTACCTACCAGCTGGCCTTGGCTGTTGGTTTGTAAGCCTTGGCTGAATGATGGTGGTGTCGCCTTGTCTGTCTGATTGCTACCAGATAGTCGGTTGACTAGCTCATTGAGCTGTTCTGGGGTTAGGGTAATAAGTTGCGTGACGTTATCTGTTTGTGTTTGAGGTGCGACTGTCGTCTCCCCATGAGGTTGAACTGTTTTTGTTTTGGCTGCGTTACGGAGCCTCTCGTCATTAGCGAGCTGTTTTGCGCTCCTTGGTCGTGTAGCCATGTTTTTTCCCTCAGTTGTTAATTTGTCGTATTTTAATATCTGAATAATACGCTTACGCGAAAAAACTTGCAATTATATTGTGGTTGGGTGTATATTCGTAGCAACTATTTGTTTTGCTAAAAATACAAGTAGCCACTAAAAGAAATGACCCCGTATCGTGGGGTCAGACGTTGTTTTGCTATACCTATAGAAATACAGCATCAAAACCTTTTAGTCAAGCACTTTTTCAACTTTGCACGAATCTCGTGGTCTGAGAAAACCCTGGCTCTGCTTTAATCATGCTTGCATGGAACAGCCCCCTAAACGGCAACCAGGTCGAACCTCAGCCCATGATAACCAAAACGTCATCGTTAAAGTCATAATCGTTCGAACTACGTGCTTCTAACCCAAGGGGAGTAAAGGGGGCGAAGTGCCTTGACATAAAAGCGTATAATAATAGCCATGAGTACAAACAGACAGCAACAGAATCCCGTCTCTCTTCTGGGGCTGTGCCTGTAGTTCTCCGTACCTTCGTCTAGCAAATAGCCCCCACATCTCGCAAGGGGCTATTTTTTTTGGAATGTAGCTCAATAGGTAGAGCATCCGGTTGTTACCCGGAAGATTGTGAGTTCGAGCCTCACCGTTCCAGCCAATGACTTGTCTTCTAATGGTAGGAAGGCGGACTTTGACTCCGCTAATCTAGGTTCGAGTCCTAGCGAGTCAGCCAGCTATTCAAACCACACCGTATGTTCCCCATACATGGCTCGCATTGCTTTAATATACTTGGCTGTTTCACGATGATAGTTTCTGTGACTCATAATTCTCCCCTCACGCCACCTTGTGTACGATTGAACACTTGGCTTATACCCCAAGATTACGCCTCTTTTGGTCGCAAGTATGTAATGTAGGTCACAGGATTGCTAATCGTGTTTATCAGTCCGAAACTTGCCGTGAGTGATGATTTCCCACGGTTCTACATAGGCTATAAACGCGTCCCATTGATTTTCTAGTGTAATTGTCGGCTCAACAGTCAAAACAGGCTGTAATAGCACTCCTTGTATCTCAAGTGGGCTGATTTTACCCTCCTGGGTATACCAGTTGGTCAAATATGCGAAGTATTCCATCGTTTCTGGCGTGATTGCTAGCACTTCCGGCTCACAGTCGAATTGGCACTTGATATAAGCAGCCCAGTCACCCTCATTATCTTGGAAGATTAGGGTATTTTCGTCATCTAACACCGTGTACTCTTCGCACTCCGGGCATTGGTTGATTATCCGGATTGGCTCTTCTTCAGGGTTTGGTAACTGTTCCATGTCATGTAATCAACCCTTGCTCAATAATGCCCCACTGAATATAAAGGGCATCAATCAGTAAATGACCCATGTGGCGTTCTATTTCTCTGGCCTTGGGATGATTAGCGGCCTGTTCGGTGGCAACTATCAGTTTGCCAAGTGTTCCGAGGTAATCGCCAGGTATCGGCTCAAACTCTCGCTTAATGCGTTCCGCCGAAAAATGGTCGGGTAAGGGCATAGATGCTATTTTGCGGTGTATTTCATCGTGGGCTTCTTGCTCTAAAGGAACCTGAAGCCACTTGTTAGCCCTTAATTCCTTAGTAGGCTTCTGTGAGCGCCATATTCTTGCTGAGTATAGAACATGATGCTCTGGGTGAGCCATCTCATTCTCCGCCTTTTTGCCGGAAGTTGATGGCCATTTCCTCGCCATTCTCTTCCAGTATAGCGTCTATCTCATCTAGCAGATCATCTGTGGCTTCTACAGCTAGTTCTCCTGCCTTACGAGCAGCTTTCTGGGCTACAGTAGCTTCTGCGGCTTCATCTACCGCTTCTTGAGTAGAATACTGGCTACCAGTTTCGGTCGGCTTGTGGTATTTCATCTGTTGCTGTTCGCTCATAGATATTCACCCTCTGAGCCGTAGTGATAACGGAAACGTTGCTGGTCTGGGCCTTGTTCGCAGTCAGTAACGGGTGTAACTTCGTGTCGTGCATGATCTGATAGGCCAGGACTTTGAAGATGGTCAAAGATAACATGGCCGATTTTCTTCATTAGCTCAATCGGACGTATCCGGAGCATGTTTTCGGGTAGCATGTTAGGGTCACTTGGTATTTTTTGTTTTTCGTTTTCCATGACTGATTTAAGTATACTCTCAGTGTCAACTAAATATAACGATTGCCGAAGGGAATGGTGCAGAGTTTTTGTGTTCGTCAAACTTCAACCTGCCTTTAATGAAACGTATCTCAGAAGATTTCATACAGTAATCGTGCCACCACCGAGTATCAGTCCGGCTAGGGATAAGAAACACCACAGTTTTACCTTTCTGCCACTCTTCATAACCCTTGGAAATCCATTTCGGTAATTCTCGTCCGTATGGAGGGTTCACAAAGTTTGATGAACCCCAGTCGCTTGTCAGCCCGTCAACGGTGTAGTGGGGGGGGCAGGGGTCGTGGTTAAAGTGAAACTCAGCATCAAGTATCTGGTATACAGCCTTGGGAGTCTTCCAGTCTAGGCGTTGGCTACTAAAATGGACGCTCATATATCCTCGAATTGCTGGACATAATAGGTGTGGCCGATGTCATGGCAGGTCGCATAGCCAACTTTGTTGAATACTGGGTCGAGAATGTTAGCCTTATGCTCAGGTGAAGCCATCCACGCAGCTACTACGGTGGCAGAGGTGTAATAATTCAGCGCCAGGTTCTCTCCGGCCTTGAAATACGGTGTCGGCAGGAAGCGTATCCAGCTCAGGCCGTTATAATCGTGTGCAAAATAGTGATTAGTCAGCATATCGCTGCACTTAGCAGCCGCAGATGCGTCCAGATTAGCGACTTCAGTCAGTGGTTGGTCACCAACCTTGGTTCGTTCAGCGTTTACTAGGTCATTAACAGTCTGAGTAGGCGACACGGGTGGTGGCGTGGTTACGGGGGCGACATTCTGGGGCAGATTAGCTTCAGGAGCAACCGTGGTTGCCGGTGGAGTAGTTTTCGTAACTGGGGGGGTCTTAGTTGTTGCTGTCGTATGTGGGGTTTTATGCCCTAACAGGATAAAGCTAAGACCCAGAATGATTATAATACTGATTACGATATATTTCTTCATGGTAACTCCTCTATACCGATATAATTTGTCTCAAAACTTGCTGGCTTCTTGGGGTCAATTGGGCTAATCGTGCCATCTTCGTTCTGCTTGATGTTCAGCGCCTTAGCAAGCCCAGGTATAGGACGATTCGGTATCTCTAGTATGGCCCGGTGTAGCCATTCAGGACGATCTTCGATAGCATCAAAGGCTTCGATGTCGTCTTCGCGTACATAAATGGTACGATTCGGCATGGCTGCTACTCCTTGGCCATCAGTATCAGCGCACCGTCTGGATGCTTGGCTTCGTAACTTATTTTCCAATCAGCATCGAGTAATTTCTGGAACTCAGTCAGGTCATCTTTTATGAGGACTGCTACAATCTTGATTTTCTTACCGATTGTCGGTAGTGCTGCGGGTTGGATTGGCGTATCTTTTGGGTCAATCATAGTTATCTTTCTAATTTTAGTATGTTGTCTTTTGATTCTATCAGCTCATTGCTGTCTAAACGATTGTCTTTTCTATCAAGGTACTCGTCAAGAGTCTCAGCTTCTACCCTCTTGTGGCTTGGCCACTCAACCGGGCGTGGCACGACAGACCGGTAATCAGCCCCTTCCAGAATAACCAAGTCAATAAACTCAGTACCCTCCGTGTTGAGGTTGACCCTAGCGTTCTGCCGGTCATCGAGCAGGATAATATCCCAGGTTCGGTTGACACCATCAGGTTTGACGTGCATAAGTCGCATTTTCATAGTAATTCCTTCCTCTCTCCCCTTGCGGGTCGCTAACTGCGTTAATAGCCTGTAAACGGATCATCAGCATCCTCGGCTTGGTAAAAAGTGAGTAATGTCTAATGAAGTGTAATGTTCTGTTCTGAGGCCAAACTGCCGGAGCTACCGGTCTGACGTTGGCTGATAATCGGTTGTAAACGTGTAACAATTCCTATTCTAAGGTGGCTCATTGGCCAAAAGCTGCAAGACTTGTGCCTTTACCATTTGGCTACCCCCCCGGACTGGTGGGGGGGACTGGATTCGAACCAGTAATCGCAAGTTCCATTTTGCAAATGCTTCTACATTAACAGTGTAGTGCTTAGTGTCATTCAAAAATGACGACGGGAAGAGTCACTGGCCAGTAACAACGGCGTTATACTCTGCCGTTCCAAAGAGTTACCGCGGCCATGCTGACAATCCGATGACAGACTATTAAAGAGCAAAGAGAGCCGTGAGGCTCCCTATATTTCCAACCTATCGAGTAGGCTACGAACTTTGTTGATAGTGACCTGGAGCCGACCATTCGACTCCTTGAAGGCTAAGACTAATAGCGAAACCGATGGGTCAGCTAATTTGTTCTGGTCGTTTCCAGGAGCTTGTGGTGTCGGCGCACCAAGGGCCATGTCAAGCCGATGCTCAAGCCGTGAGATTTCATCCTCTAAGCTGAGTAACAACGACTGGTGTGCTCCGATAGCACCCTGTAGTGGCGTGGTTGGCTCAACAGCCGTACCACTGACTAAACCATTTCCCAATGTAGACGTAGTAGGTTCCATCAGATATTTACTCCGGTTGGAATCTTGAATGAGACTTCAGCTGTCCAGTTAGCTTGCTGAATACTCGTATCAAGCTCACGCAGCGCTTTGCTGTAAGTATCGTACTCTTTCGTGACATCTTTCAGCGTCACACGGCTCACCTGTAGCTTCACCTCGTCAATCTCGTCAG